GTTCCGGTTCAAGTTAAAGCAGCTCAAATCGCTGGTCATCAAGACCAAGAACGTCAATATTCTGGTCTGCCCGGAGTGCTGGGAGCCCGACCAACCGCAGCTGTCGTTGGGGCTCTACCCGGTAAACGATCCGCAGGCTGTACGCAACCCACGCCCGGACACGAGCTACTACGAGACTGGGAATGATGGTGCTGGTGGGAGTAGAATGATCCAGTGGGGCTGGAATCCTGTGGGTGGCTCCCGGAGTTTTGATGCGGAATTAACCCCCAACGTGTTGGCCCCGGTGGCTGAGGTTGGGACTGTTACGGTAGTGACCACATAGGAGTAGGACATGGACGCGAAAAAAGCAGTGCGTAAGCACGAACAACGGATGCACCCGGGGCAAAAGCCGACCTTCAAAAAGGGTGGCCCGACCTCGATGGACATGAAGAAAATGGGCCGCAATCTGGCTCGCGCTCGCAACCAAGGGAGCAAATAATGGACAAGATCAAGCAAGTACCTGTTGTCGAGGTTGGCGCGGCCAAGAACCAAGAGTGCATCAATGACATGCGGATGTCGGTTGGCAGCATCAGCTCGAAGGGCTACCCGGCTCCGAAAAGCTCCGGCATTAAGACCCGTGGCAATGGTGCTGCAACCAAAGGTGTTACCGCTCGCGGCCCGATGGCCTGATAGGAGTTTTGCATGAACTACACGACGCTTTCTCAGACCATTCAACAGTATACGGAGAATACTGAGTCGTCGTTCGTCGCCAATATCCCGACGTTCGTGCAGCTCGCGGAAGAGCGCATCTATAACAGCGTTCAGCTTCCGGCTATCCGTAGGAACGTCACCGGCAATCTGACCTCCGGGGTGAAATACCTGCAACTGCCCACGGATTGGCTGGCGACGTTCTCTCTGGCGGTAATCGACCCCGTTACCAACGCTCAGGAGTTCCTGCTCAACAAGGATGTGAACTACATCCGGCAGGCATACCCAGACCCGGACGACGAAGGCAAGCCACAGCATTACGCTCAGTTTGACGAAAGCACGTTGATCCTTGGGCCGACTCCGGATGACAACTACGAGATGGAGCTGCACTACTACTATTACCCCGAGTCTATTGTCACTGCGGGTACGTCGTGGTTGGGCAACAACTTCGAGACCGTGCTGCTGTATGGTGCCTTACGCGAGGCTTACGTCTACATGAAAGGTGAACCGGACATGCTGGCCAACTACGAGGCCAAATATCAAGAATCTCTGATGTTGCTGAAAGTTCTGGGTGACGGCAAAGACCGTCGTGATGCGTATCGTAGTGGACAAGCGAGGGTGCCGGTATTATGAGCGACCAAGTCGCAGCATTGTTGGGTGGTATCAAGGTTCATACAGTCAGTGGGCGAGGTATGAATGCCGATGAGCTTGCCAATCTGGCGGTGGATAAGATTATTTACGTGGGGCAAGACAGCGACCCCGTAATTGTTGGGCAGGCTATGGCGTTCAAAGAGAAGATTCGCGCTGTGCTTGTGCATTACATTGATGTGGCTCAGAAGGCGGAGCGCAATACTATTTGCATCAAACTCCAGCAGCAGGGCCATGAAGACATAGCGAACATCGTTCGCCAAATTTAAGGAGTAACAAATGGCTATTACCCAAGCATTCTGCACCTCGGCCAAGGTTGAGCTGCTTAACGGCATTCACGCCTTCAGCACCACGGTCGTTCGTGCAGCCACCACGGCGGACACTTTCAAGTTCGCCCTCTACACGTCCTCGGCTTCTCTGGACGCCACAACGACCACCTACAGCAGCACCAATGAGGTGGCCAACGGCAACGGCTATACCACCGGCGGTAAGACTCTGACGGTTACTGGCCCGACCTCCAGCGGCACCACTGCGTATCTGGACTTCGCGGATTTGACGTGGACGACTGCTACGATCACCGCCAACGGCGCTCTGATTTACAACAGCACCCAGTCGAACAAAGCGTTTGCTGTGCTGGCTTTCGGTGGCGACAAGACCTCGACGGCTGGTGACTTTACCATCCAGTTCCCGGCTTACGATTCTACCAATGCGATCATCCGTATTGCTTAACGAGGTATCCTGATGGCGCTCGTCCTCAAAGACCGCGTAAAAGAAACCACGACTACTACGGGGACGGGCACCGTCACGCTCGCCGGTGCAGTTACGGGGTATCAGGCTTTCTCTGTCATTGGCGACGCCAACACGACCTATTACTGTATCGCTGGTGGCTCCGAGTGGGAAGTTGGTATTGGGACGTACACGTCCTCGGGCACTACGCTGTCCAGAACCACGATACTTGCATCGTCCAACTCTGGATCGGCGGTCAACTTCTCTGCTGGCACCAAGGATGTATTTGTGGTTTATCCGGCGGGCAAGGCGATCTATGGGGTTATTGACAACACAAAAGAAAGTACTGCTGTTGGCTTTGATGCTTTGAGCTCTAATACGACGGGCGTAGAAAACCACGCATTTGGTTGGGGCTCTTTGCAGTCAAACACTGAAGGGGACTACAACACTGGTGCAGGGTGGGGCGCTCTTTATTCCAACACCACCGGCCAAAATAACACCGCTTTTGGGGATGCCGCTCTTTATTCCAACACAACAGCAGGGGGAAACACCGCCTTTGGCACGGTTGCTCTTTATTCCAACACCACCGGCGTTGACAACACCGCCGTTGGTTCATTCTCGTTATACGGAAATACTACTGGCTTTAATAACGCAGCGGTTGGATACGCCCTCATCGCTAACACCACTGGCACTGGTAATTGTGCGTTTGGTCACCAATCCCTTGTAGGTAACACTACAGGCTCCGGTAACACGGCTATTGGAAACGACGCTATATTTTCTAATACTACTGGCGACAGTAATACAGCGGTGGGTAGTGGAGCACTACTGGCTAATACCGCTAGTGGTAACACAGCCACTGGGTATCAAGCGCTCTACGCAAATACAACCGGTGTATATAACACCGCCATAGGATATGCATCGGGTACGTCAATAACTACCGGCTCCAAAAACGTCATCCTCGGCAGCTACACTGGTAATCAGGGTGGCCTTGATATTCGTACGTCGTCCAACAATATCGTGCTGTCCGATGGCGATGGTAATGTCAGAACGTATATCAACAGCAGCGGTAATGTCGGCATCAACACCATATCCCCCGGCAGTACTCTTGACGTTAAAGGCACACTTCGCCTGTCCGGCTCCACTTCTGGTTATGTCGGCCTTGCTCCCGCTGCCGCCGCTGGTTCTACTACTTACACGCTGCCAAGCGCCGATGGATCGAGCGGTCAATTTCTTTCGACTAATGGCTCCGGAACACTTTCGTGGGGGAGCGCCTCGTTTGCTTCAGGTACCGCAATGTTGTTTGCCCAAACCGCAGCGCCGACTGGATGGACAAAAAGCACTACACACAACAATAAAGCCCTTCGTGTTGTAAGTGGAGCGGCGAGCTCAGGAGGTACCGTTGCTTTTACTACGGCTTTTGCATCTCAATCGGTCTCTGGCACTGTTGGTAATACGACATTAACGACGAATGAAATACCGAGCCACACACATACTGCAACTACTACTGCCACTATTGGCGGTCAAGGCGTAGGCGACGAACAAACTGGTGCAGCTTCCGCGAATACCGGCGCAACCGGCGGCGGCGGTTCACACAATCACAGTTTTACCGGCACTGCAATAGACCTTGCAGTTCAATATGTTGACGTAATTATTGCCACAAAAGACTGATGAAGAAACAAATACCGCACGCTGATGAAGGTCAGATTTGCCCTTTTAACGGGCAGGATACGGCTACTGTTTGCCACAAATGTCCATTATGGATTCAAGTTCGCGGAAAAAATCCGCAGACTGACGGAGAGGTTGACCATTGGGCTTGTTCGTTTGCATGGATGCCTATGCTACTGATCGAAAACAGTCAAATGCAACGTCAAACCGGTGCCGCTGTGGAAAGTTTTAGGAATGAAATGGTGCGGTCTAATGAAAATACCGCCGCACTTTTGAATGGCTCGATTAAATTTTTAAACAGGTGAGATATGCGAGTAACAATCATCGTTGCTGACAAAGCGGTTTATAAAGACGGTGTTTCATATTCTGGCCTTGATCTTTCGTTTGTGCCTGAAGGGCAGCGAGCTATTCAGTGGTATGACACATGGGGTGAAGTAGAGTTTGATTCATATCTGCAAGGCAATGTAATAGTAAAGCCAGTCAATCAGACCATCTCAGATTTTTCCCCATACAGCCAAGCTTTGGTTGAATGGCAAAAAGCTTATGATGCCGAACAGACTGTCATGAAAGATATGTCTGACTTGCCGGATATTTTAAAACTAGGAGACCTCAATGCCGCGTAATATCATCCTTACCGCAGAAGAAGTTGTACGCCACTACAGTGCTGCCATGGATTCAGTGAACCTGTTGAACGCGGGCAAGCCGGATCGCATGAGCGACGAGGAGTGGCTGGATTGCAAGAGCCGGAACGTAGAGCATCTGAAGATCATGGTGGCCAAAGACTTCATGCAGTCACAAGATTTGACCCCGTTAAACGCCGCTATTGCGGCAAACGAGTAGTAGGTACCGTTTTATAGAATTATTTCAGCGCCGTTGATCGGCATAGGAGCGGTCTAGTTGTTTAGTTCTTCCTCATTCTCGGCTGCTCCTTTTTCAGCAGATGCTTTCGACCCGAACGCTATTGTTCAGGTCGTTGGTGTTTCTGCATCTGGGTTTGTTGGTGACGTAGTCGCCACGGGGGCTGCGGTTGTCCCTGTTACGGGAGTATCCGCAACTGGTCAAATTGGCACCGTCACAGTTGTTGCAAAGGCGGTCGTTCCGGCCACTGGCGTAGAAGGAACCACTCAGCTCGGCACCGTGATCGCGAAGTCGGTCAACATAATTCCCGTCACTGGTGTAGAAGCTACCGGCCAGATTGGCGATGTCACAATCTACACCCAGAACATCTTCCCGGTCACTGGCGTCTCCGCTACGGCCTTGGTCTCTTCCGTTTTGGTCTGGGGTGAAATCGACGATAATCAGACCCCCAACTGGCAAGTCATACCGCCGCCGTCGGCAGGGGCGTGGACACCCGTGCAAACCTTGGGGCTTAACTGATGCGTTGCGCCGTCGTTAATGGAGAGAGTCTGGTAGTAAACATCATCATGGCAGAGCCTACCGATCTGGCTCCGCAGGGGTGCGTCTTGGTTGGCATCGAGGACGACGTATTCTGCGACATCGGCTGGTCTTGGGATGGGGCGAACTTCATAGACCCGAACCCGCCTGTTGTGCAACCTGAACCCGAACCAGACCCGGTGCCGTAATGGCTGACGTAACCATACTGCTGACTACAGGCACCACATGGACGGTGCCGACGGACTGGTCAAACACCAATACGATCCGGGTTATTGGTGGCGGTGGCGGCGGCGGTTCGAGTGATGCTACGGCTGAAGACGGTGCAGGGGGCGGTGGCGGCGGTGCAATATCCCTCCTCACCAACTTCTCGCTTACCCCCGGCGCTACAGTCAATATCAGCATCGGTAGCGGTGGCACTGGTCGTGCGGCTGGCGCTGCGGCGGGCGCAACTTCGGGTGGCGATACTTGGCTTAACAAAACCACGAATGCTGCTCCGTCTTCTACGACTGACGGCGCTCTG